CATCAATGATTTCACCAACGGCTCTTGCCCCCTCTGGACTTGGTAACGCAGGTGCTCTAGGCGCTCTAGGTGCCCGTGATTCAATTTCTCGACTTAAACTTTCAGACGGAACTGTTGGTGCTCTTGGCGCACCAAAAGGCACAATACGATCAACTGCTGCGGCAATTCTAGAGAATAGATTTTGTACTGATCGACTTAATGAATCAGCAAATGATGCTATTCTTGTAGCAATGCCTTTAGATAATTCGTCAAAACTTTGTTTAAAAATTTCAAATCGAAGCGCAAGTGCAAAAACTAATGCGCGAAGTGCTTTGAGTGCATCATCAAAACGAATAAGTTTTCGAAAGTCTTCTAAGCCTTTTGCAAAACGAACTTTAATTAAATCGAAGAACTGATTAAGTGCTTTAAATACATTGTCCAGCGATGCTTTGAATTTTGGTAAACGAGTTTTCTTAATGTCATCAAAAATGTTCTTAAAGAACTTTCCAATGTCATCAAAAAAACCAAATACCTTCGGAAACTTTAGTCGTAGACTTTTTATAAAGTCATCTAGCCCCTTTAAAAGATTTCTAAAAAAGTCTGGAATCTTTTTAAAGAACTTAAGTAGATCATCAAAAAATCCTTTTAACTTTCCTCGCAGATTGTCAAAAAGTTTTTTAAGTTTATCAAGAAGACTTTTTACAAGTTGCCCAATAGCCGCAAGAAGCGAGCCGAGCCCAAATCCTTTTTTGTCTTTGGTAAGTGCTTCAAGAATCTTTTTAAGATATTCAGTTTGTTCTTTTAACTCACCAAGAATATCTGTAAAAAGTTTTCTTTGCTCATTTTGATTTTCTTCATCAAAGCCTCTTTTTCTCTGCTCTTTCTCTTTATCTTCTTTTCTTTCTTTTTGAGATTGGGCGGTGAGCATTTTACCTAGCCCAGAGAGTGCTGGTCCAAAGACGGCTGGATTTGCCGAAACAAAGGCGGACTTCGCTCCTGATGCGAAATTAGAAACGGAGCCCGTTACCTTGCTTGAGATTGTTTGCCCTAATTGACCTACTAAATTTGCCATTTATTTTATCTTCTCTTTGAACGCATTCTGGTTTGTTCTTGTTTTACTCTTTCGTTCTCTTCCTTAATAAATTCAGCAAGTAAGGTCACATAGATATCTCTTTCAAAAGGAAGCATCTCTTCAAGTTCCGTCAAACTATATTTATGATGTTGCACCAATGCAAAGTTGGTCTTATAATAGTTGACTAGGTTTTCATGAGATAAGGCTAGCCGAAAAAACTTGTCATACCCTCCAATTCGATCTTATCTTCACATCCGCAACTTCCACAGGTCCATTTGATCTGATGCTTTAGTTTTGGCATACTATTGAAGAAGTTTGTAAGTTTAACAAACTGATCTTGGGAAAGACTGTTGATGAATTCAGTCAATTCTTGTTTTGTGCTTTCAGCCGCAGGATAGACATTCTCTTTATCAAAAATGTAATCAATGCTCTCAAGAACCACAGAGATAATTACATCCATTTGATTTTGATTCTTATTGCTTTCAAGTTTATTGGCAAGCATAATAGTTGGGTATTTCAATACAATACCTGTGCCAGTTTCTTCATCAAGTACAATCTTGTTGGTATGAGTTTCATCTTTCTGAACTTCAACTTCCATAAGATTGAGTTTGAAAGGCGTAGACATTTCACAAATCTCACCTTTTGAATTCATACCGGTTGCATGTGAAAGTTTTAAATCAATCTCTTCACCGATGGACTTTGCACGAAGGCGAAGAAAGAAATACTCTAAGTCAAACATTGGCAAGTCATCAACATTGATTTCATCTAAGCAACAATTGTTAATGATCTGCTTGATTGCACGAAGCATTTCTGCGCCCTCTTGACTTTCTAAAGCCATGAGTAGAAGTTTTTGCTCTTTTACCTGAAAAGGGCGATACTTGTAATTCTTTTGATTTGAGTGTAATGTTAACTCAAAAATAGGTGATTTAATTTTAGGTAATGCCATGATGATTCTCCTTCATCGTTAATTAATAGATTTAGTTACATTGTCAAAATCAACAATATGAAAGCGATATGTCATTGTTACTGCAAATCGCTGATATGTGTTGGTTTCTTCCCAAGTCAAATTCATTGGGCTAATTTGAATTGGAAAAGCGTTATATAGAACATATCTAGCGAGTGTCATTCTACGATCACTCAATTGATATAGTCTAACTTGCCCTCTGGCGTAGTCATCGTAATACTTTGATAGACCACCAGAACCAGAGTAGGCATTGTCTGCGTCAAAATTTGTATTGTTTATAATGTTTTCAGTCCAAATTTCAAAAAATGCTCTTTCTCTCATATCCGCAGATGCAATGATCTGAAGATTAACATCCGAATAAGTTGTTTCGTATGCGTGTTTGATTGACGGACCAAATGACTGTTCATCTGCGGTTGCTACGGTTCTTCCTGGTAATTCTGTGGCTTCACATCGAAAACGAAAAGTACTATTTAAGTCTCCAGGTAACAATGAATCATACCATCTAGATGATCTATTATTTACATAAGCACTTCCAGCAACAGGTTGTTTAGCGTTAATTTTTGCAATCAATGCTGGAGGAAAGTCAACCTCTGCAAAAAACAGATTAGGTCGAACTACACTAACATTTTGGCGAAACTTTGAGATACTAAACATTCTTTTCCTTAAATCATTGCTCGACTATCTTTCCAGATAGTTTGTTTGTCTGATTTCTTAAATCTCTCTAATGGCAAGAACAAAGCAATATCCCATTCAACCGCAGTTACTTCTAAAAAGGGTGATCTTACATGATCGTACAGATATCTTTTTATAGTTGGCTTAAACGCTTTATATTTAGATGCCGACTTGAGTATGTTGTAGGTGATTCCTACTTTTGTTTTATCATCATACTTTTTATCACTTACAGTACTGTAAATTGCATCCATAAGCCTTGCTCTTAACACATATGGCAAATAGTGAAAATTGATGCCCATAAAACCATCTGAAGTTAGATCAATCGGAAAAATTAAAGGAAAAGTATCATAGTATGGCAAAGTTTGTTTGCCTTTTGGATCGTACTTAAACAGATACATGTATCCTGGATCCATACGAGCCACTTTTCGTTTTTGCTGAAATGATCGAACTACTTTTGATGGTGCCAACGAAGAAACATTATCTGCTTGTTGTGCGGCATCACGATACCATTGGCGGGCTGCATTTGTTCTTGCTGGCATCATACCAGCATTTACACCACGGTAAATGATTTCCTTAAAGATGAGCATAGTTGTGTTTCGTTCCTAGTTGCCTAATACATATATTTATGTCAATTGTTTCTCTGTAAGTATCTTAAATTCCCAATTTCTATCTTTACAGTACTCTGTTGCCGCTTTCCATTTTGCTTGATTGACGCCCCAAGTCATAACTTCATTCAGATATCTACGAGTTGGTTTTGTAGAACCAACATGTTTTTTTGGTTCCATTGTTTGTTTGTGAGGTTTAACTTCAATCAACGATGCACGAAGATTGCCATTCTTATCGCGATATCGTACCCAAAAATCTACAAAATAACGATGATATCGCATATCAATTGGGGATTTGTATGGTATGACCACCTCTTCAGAGTTCCATTCAAGGACTGAAGGGCTACTGTCACACCACACCATGAATCGGCGCTCTAACAAACTGCGGTAAATAATGTTTGTTGGATCGCCTTTGTATTTTTGTGGGTTTGTTGGTTTGTATCGACCTTTGTATGCCATAGTAGATTATAAATAAGAGAGGTTGTAATTATAGACTAATATAGAGGATTTATATGGCACGAACTGCTTTTGCAATTACAGGAGATGATGAAACTACAATTTATCCCGATGATCCAGTTTCCAACTCAATAACAAACAGAAATCTAACCGAGCAAGCACTTGATCGCTATACTAAGGCGGGATTAACTGCACCAAAATATCAATATCCATTTAGCAATGATGGGTTCAATGTTCCTTTGCTAAAATTTACTTTTCTTGACGCATATGCAGAGAGAGTTAATGTTGCTCCAACTATCCTTATTAAAATGCCAAAT